TCCTAGCCTTTCTTGTGAAGGGGCAAACTTCAGTGGGAAGAAAATAACTCTTCCGTTCATTTTTTTATTAAATCCATAAATAAGCTCGCTGTTGACTGACATATTACTTCAATGAGTGGCTCTGGTCTAGCCCTGTTATGTAGTGCAGGCAATGGGTGGCTTCATGAGCGAGTATGTACAGCCTATCGCGCTCTGAAAGGTCACTGGATATGAAGATAGTCATTTTGTTTGGATCAAAAAGTCCAATTGTATGCTCGTCTTTGGAAATTGCTGCCAGCTTATCTTGGGCAATGAGCTTGATCTTTACTTTTCTTCCTAAAATCTTTAGTGACATTTTCATCCTTAAAAAGTGGGGCTTTTCATCATCCATAAATCCAAGCCCCGAAAGATCACACACCAATGAGACCGTGATTTAATTGTCCCAGAAGATTGGCGACTTGCTAACGCATAAAAATTGTCCTAGGCTTACATTATGATAGTGCTGCACGAAAAACCGCTTTCGATGGGTCGGATCTGGTCGCAGACTAGGAATGGCCGGAGATTCTTGACTAAAGAAGGCCAGGATTACAAGAAGCGTTGGGGTGATGCGGCACTTGAAAAATTTCCCGAGTTTTATGGCATAGAAAAGCCACTAGAGGTAATTGTTGACTTCCACGGACCTTGGTTGGCTGGCTCTGGAAAAGTATCAAAAACGGCCGGCGATTTAGATAACTTTTTAAAGCTCTCAATTGATGGCGTATGTCAGGCTTTAAAGATTGATGATTGTTTTGTGGTTAAGATTACAGCAAGAAAAGTTCTATCTGAGAGCTGGAAAATTGAGTTTAGTCTTCATGAAGAGTCCACTTTTTTAGAAAGGTATCAAACTTCCAGCCTCGATTAATAGGCCAATTTTTGACTCTTGGGAAATTCTCTGCCATGTGAGAAGTTCCTTTTTCGTGAAAGCGATTGTGATGCGTTTGACAAACTGGAATTAGGTTTCTCGGCTCGTTGGTCAAGTCCGGACGAGCTTTTCTTGTGAGAATGTGATGCCATGTCACCATGCCTTCGCCGCGCATACCACAGACGATGCAAGCGTGCCCGTGAGCTTCAAAGTTTTGCCGTCCAGTCGCTCGCATTTACTCTCCTCCATCCGTTATAACGCTTCCAACCATTGGCTAACGCCCAAGCCTTGAAAGCTTTTCGGCGAAAGTTTTTAGGACTCCTACAGTCACTAGAGCCGCAGCAAGGATAAAAATTCCAGCTTTTCTCACAATCAAGCTCCTTGTAGTCTCGAAACTTTGTCGGCTTCCCTTCGTTGTCACAAAAAAGACACTTCATGTAAAAAGCTTAGCATAATTCTCTGCAAGCTGACCAATGCGGTAAGGAACACTCTGTTCTTTGCCTTTTGGAGAGTTTGATCCGTGAGAAAACCCGCACAGGTGAAGGTACTCATGGGTTAAAGTGTTGACATAATCAGCAATGGTTCGTTCTGGTAGTTTGCTGGTATTGATAAAAATTTTGCTCGACCCGCTTGTTGTGTAGGCCACCGCTTTCGACCATGGCCATTTCGACGTGTAGAGATGAATCTCAGAATAGGTTCCTCTTCTAATGCGGTCTTTTATTGTTTCGTAAACCTGGCTTACGGTCATTTTCGTGTAAGTGAAGTGAGTTTCTTTCTTGATGATGGATAGGTGGTTTTCTAGGAAATCTTGGGCGATGTAAATTGCTTGCTGAATTTTTCTATCGTTCGTCTTATCTCGAAACATATCAAAGCCCCCACAACTTAAAGACTACCAGAAAAACGACGCAGCACCAGAACCCGAATTGCATATAATCATCAAACGTCATAACCAAACCTTATCTTGAAGTGGGCATGAACGTAAAGCGGTTCCATGTCCTTGGAGTTCATGAGATACTTCCCGTGTCCGTATAGCGCAAAACCTTTGCTTGTGTTGATCGCAACGAAGCCTTGGGGAAACTCTTTAGGGATAGTGTTCATACCAAAATAGCTTCTCAAAATAAACTTCTTGCACTCTGTTTTGTTGCTCGCCCTGAAAACAATTTTATCATACTTGTAAACAGCATGCCCATAGCTTCGCTGGTATATCGAAAAAACCTCATGCGCTTTTTGACGAGACACGTTGCGCCTGATGTCGGAAAGCATTTCAATTTCTTTTTTGAAGGCAGGAATCTGTGAGTAACTTTTAATCATAAAACCTCCAAAACCCACAATGTCAGCATAAGAAACCATGACACAGACCCTAAAATAAAAACAAGTTTTTCTAGTTTATTCATAATTGCCCCATGCTCCTACAGTGATTAACTTTTGCTTGATCCAAGCAGTAGCTTGAGAAGTAGCTTGATCAACTGCACACATCAAACTCAAGCGCTACGAGCGCAAGCTCTTCTTTTGTGCAGACAACACTTCTGGCTTTATTTCGCATATCCGTCACATAGTTATGCTCTTCGCCGCAAGACGTTACAAAAAACAAGCAAAACATTAAAATAGTTTTCATTTTCTCATCTTCTCAATTGTTTTCTTAGCTTCCGCAAGCTGGGTTTTTAGGGAATCAATTTCTTTTTGTTCGTAATTTGACCTTGCTTCCATAGCGTTACAAAACCAACCCAACATTAAGTCTTCATCAATCTCAAAATTGACTTTGTTTTTCATCTCCATAAAAAATTTAGCCCAAGCTGCGCCAGATGGGTTATGGTGAATGCTCATATCGTAGTAGCTCATTTTAAAACCTCCCTTTCTAATTAATACCTAGAGTTTTTTGCCTTCAACTTTTTGATAACCTCCAACCACCTGAATGCCCTTTACTTTTTGATCGCCTCCAATAAACTGATTGCCTATCACAATCTGATCCCCACCAACAATCTGGTCGTCTTCAATAATCTGGCATGCCTTGACGGTCTGATTGCCTTCGATAATTTGTTTGCCTTTGCCCTCGATAATTTGATAGCCATACACTGTTTGACTTCCTTCAATGAGCTGACAGCCTCTCACAACCTCAAAACCTCTCACTATCTGATTGTCTCTTACCGCAAGAGCTTTGGATAGAGATACCTTTAGGTTCCCATCATAAGCAGCCCCTTCAATTTCAAAACACCAACCCCTATCAACACAGTCGGATTCTTCAATTTGGTAAGTTTTTATTCCGTCCTCTTCTGTGATTTTCATACTAACCCCCCACCGCTTTACTTTGCTGCGCTTGTAGTTTCTCAACAATCTCTAAAGCACATTCTTTTTTCACGATAAATGCTGGAAGTTTTAGGTTGCAGTCAGTCACAATCTGCGCATAGTCACCATGATCGCGAATCACAATAGCTTTAATAGAATCACTTGGCAGGAAAACGCTTTCCCCCTCTTCTATGTACTTTTCTTTGTCAATAGCATAGTAGTAGTGTCTAATCTTAAATACCATCATATCTCCTTAGTGTTTTGGAGTATACTCCAGTTTACTCAGATCAATCTCATTAATAGTCACAACGTGTAGCCATGTCCTACCTCCTTGGTTCTTTGATTGTGAAACTCGATTGCTTTATTAATGTCATACTCAAGGCAGGCGCAAATATCTTTCATCATAGCTTCTTTAAAAGATGCTGGATCAAGCGACAAAATCTCAACTAGTTTTGGGAAAAGAGCTGGCGGGCAATTGCATAGCCCGCGCTCGATATTTGAAATGAATTGCCCGTTTTTGTATCCAGTTAAGAAAGAAAGTTCTTTTTGAGAAAGTCTCTTCATTTGTCTGGCTTCATAGATCACTCGACCAGCGTTCAGCCCATACGGCTTCATTGCTCCACCTTGAATGTTACATCTTTAACAGTTTTAACCTTCTTTGCAGCCCTCACAGCTTTTTCTTCAAGTATTCCTAGAGCTTTTTCTGAGATCGCTTTAAGTTCTGCCAGTGTTTTTTGCGACAAGTCCTGAAAGCGGTTCACGCCGCAGATTTCTTTGAGTGCTAAACCTTTTTCAGTCGCAGTTTTGCCGTTGGTGATTTTGCCCATGCGCTCTTTGATTAATTCAATGACTGCATCTCTTTCGTCTTGTTGCTCAACTTTCTCAGCTAATAACTCGGCTTTTCTTTCTTTGACTTCCGCATCTGCTTCAATAGCATCTTGCTTAAAATCTTCATCTCTGATCTCTTCCTCAAGGAACACGCCACCCATCGCTTCTGGAAAAGCTCTTCTCAAGGCACCAGCAAGCGCTGTTTTTCCAAGCATTATGTATGGCTTACTTTTCCACTGAGTTGTGTCCTGCGCGTACTCAGACCAGCGCGAAGTGTATGGGTAAGATCCGTGGTTTTTTCTATTGACTACAACAGTGCAAACCAACTCCTCTTTTCCGAGTTTACCAGTAACGGGATCAAAGAAAGGTTTGACCTCAAAGTTTTCTGTGTAACCATCAAACTCTCCAGTTTGAGCTGCAACGCGAAGAAGAAAGTTGTACGAGTAAACTACAGTTCCGCGCTTAATCCACTTGTCCTGACCATACTCCCCCTTGATTTTTACGTTTCTTTCGATCAAGTAAATTTCTTTTAAGACCGGGTTGGCTCCAGAAAGCTGCGCCTGATGCAAGAATTGAATAATGTCCTCTTGCGCGCAGGAGTGAGTTTTGAAAAGGCTTGCAACATAGTTTGCTGCAAAGCTTCTTTTGACTTCATCGCCTTTCAGTAAAATCTCTTCGTACTTCGTTAAATCACTCATACACCCACCTTGTAAGTTACGGATTGTTTACCATCAACTAGCCTAGCGCCCGGCACATCTACGCCATCTTTGAGCGCTTTGGCAATCTCAGCTTTTTGAATGACCGCTTTTGGTTCAGGAATCTTTACAAACTCAAGCGGTATAAGCGCCTCGTCGTAAATCTCCACCTGCTTAGCCGGCTTGCGAAGTTTGATTGTAACTAGATCGCCCTTAATTTCCTGCTCTGGGAGCTTTCTAAGACAAGTGGTTACATAATCATCAAAAGACTCCAGCTTGCTTTTAAAGCGCATTTTAAGCGCTTCTAGCTCTTCTATCCTGGATTCTATGCGAGTGATCGCATCCTCGAGCGACTCACGATACCCAGCACACCGATGAGCTTTCTCAAGCAGGAGAGCTTCCGCTTTTTGAAGCGCAGCATCGAGCTCTGGTGTCACCTCGCCCTCTCTCTCTGTGACAGCATCAAAGACTTTAACGATGTCATCAGTGATGTCGTACAGCGTCAACCTATCCTCAGTTTTCATCTTGACCTCCGTAAGTTTTTTTAATTCGACCAACTAACTTCATGTATTCATCAAAGTGATCTAGTCGCATCTGGATTAGCTCGTAAAGATACTGACTGAATTGGTCACCAAAAGGGCCATCTTCGCCAAGAATTTTGCCGTAGCGTGCAATCTCGATCCCATCCAAAAACTTTTCTAGTTCACCTATAAGATCAAAGTTCTCGAAAGTTTCTTTCATAGTTTTATGGTCAAACATAAGAACTCCAAAGCTAAATTGATTCTTTTATTCCGAAGTACTTACCGAAAATGATGGAAAACACAGACATTGAGACAGAAAGCCAACACAACCAGCTGTTAATCTCATCTATAGATACAATCACAATGCCAATAGATACTAAATAATTCAGGATGACTGCGACTCTGATGTAGTTATTAGCGAGATACTCAAGCATAGAACCTCCTAAAAAGCACAACCGACTAGCATATCTGCAAGGAAGCTAGTCGGCGGCTTTAACGCTGCAACAAGGAAAGCAGCGGAAAATGTCAGTGTATTTTGCAGATACGAGCCAACACTACAAAAAAGAAATTCAAAAAAACAACATAGATTGAAAAAATTACAGTTCTTGATTTTCAGGCAAAGAAGAGCCATAGGCTTTTTCTGCCATAACACCCAAAATCGCACTAACGCTGAACCACTTTGAAGCCTGAGAGCGCCCTAAGACTCTTTCGAGTATGGCAGTCGGGCAGAGAAGAGAAGCAAGTAACCGAAACTCTTTCTCAGACTTCAACTGATGCAGCTATTAACCCTCACAGAAAATTGCCTTCACCCGATCCTCTATGGCCCTTCAAGCTTGCTTCTTAAGAGGCGGCTTTATAGAGTGAAAACGCCCAAAAAATCTTTTGAAACTTTCATCAGTGAAGAAAGCACTTTAAAGAATCTTTTAAGTTTTAAACTCTCTGCTTGGTTCGGTTACACCGCCCGAAGCGCTCCAGGTTTTTTCTATAGAAACCTTACTGGAAAACTCCTTGACTTTGGTGATCTTTTTGGTATCCTAAGACCACCAAAGTCTTGGGCCTGAAGTGTGGTAACCTTTTGAGAACTTCAGGCCTTTCTTTTTTCTAAGAAAAAACCCGATCTGGCAACTTACTTTTTTATCTCGTCGAAAAGCTCGAAGAAAAAGCTTGCGACTTTAAAGAGTACGCTGATAGCAATAAGAATGAAAAAGGCGTAGAAACAGAATTCAATCAGTCCAACAACAAAACCGAATCCGAAAATTAACCCAATTAAGCCTAAAATAATAATGATATCCATTGGTTAGCTCCTTGTTAAATCTTAGTCTACCACTTAAATCTGTTTAAAACCTAAACAATGAAAATTTTCCATGCTTTAAATCCTACTGTATTTTTTACACGCTTTACGCATCGCAGCCTTTTTCATGGTAGTATGTGGTCAACAAGGAGCATATATGATTTTTCAAGAAGACAAGTATAAAGAAGTGATAGCTATCTGGTCAGGATACTTAAGAGACGACTTAAAGCACCTGGGTTTTTCCATCGAAGAGCTTGGTGGCTTTGAGGCACTTTTCACTGAAGACGTGACCATGGAAGGTACCCTAGAGCCGACTGGCACCATCTTAAAAAGCGGCTACCTAAAAGAGCTGCCAGCACTTTCTCGTCGCCTAGCAGCCATAAAAGAAAAGTGCCAGGGCACGCTTGAAGTCACTATGACATCGACTGAAGACTACAAGACTATCGTGACTGCGACTCTCGACGACTCCCCAGCATCGAAAGAGCTGACTGACGAGCTTCAAGCCATTGTGGATGACTTGCTCGCTGCGATCGAAAGAGACTTCGGAAGAGAAGTCTCTTGTTGGAGTGATGTCGATTGTTGGACTCATGCCGAACTGGCGCAAGTTGCGTCTAGTAGGGGGTAATATGAAAAGAAGCAACAAGATAACTCAAATACTCATCAATGAACGCGCATATCAGAAAGATAATCTACCCAAGACAAGCGGTGAGGTGCTGTGGGCGCAGCTTGTTGAAGCGCTTGGCGCGGAGGATAGCATTCACGCGCTGCACATTATCCGCGATATGCTATATGTTGAAGAGTACCTAGAGAGCATTGATGAGAGTTTTGATGAGGTGCGACTGCACTTAGGTAAGATTGAGAAATTAAGGTATAACCGAGACGGCTTGGAGTAAGTCATGAGTAAGTCTATAACCAGAAGTATCAGGTACTCACCTGAGCACAAAGAGAAAATTGAGGAAGTTAAATGCACGCTTCAAGACATTGTTGATAAAGTTATGATGTTGATTGACGAGGTGGGCGTGAAGGGCGCACTTGACGCGATTGACGCTGCTAGAGCGGAAGCCGAGCTGAAACGGCTTCGGCGTTGATGACGGTGGTATTTCTAAATTGACTTGCATGACTTGGGACGATATACCTAAGTTATGCAGACAATTAAAAAACTCAGAAAGCTAAAAGTCATCTTTCGCCTCACTGAAGACGAGCTGCGCGAACTCGTGGAGAAGTCTAATCAGCTTGCACGTGGAAATGTTTCGGAACTCATCCGCATAGCGATCAAAGCGTATGGTGAGAAGAAAAAATAGAGGCGTGTAGATGAAAGTTCAGGCCAAAGAAATTGAATTGGTTTCAATCGACTTGCTAGTTCCGCATCCAAAAAACATGAACAAGCACCCAGACTCACAAATTGAGCGTCTAGCAAAACTTATTGAGTACCAGGGCTTTCGCAATCCCGTGGTGGTGCAGAAGGGCACTAACTTGATCGTCGCCGGACATGGGCGACTCCTCGCAGCGAAAAAACTTGGATACAAAAAAGTCCCGGTTACTTTTCAAGAATTTGATTCTGACGCTCAGCTTTATGCTTATATGACAAGCGACAATGCCATCGCATCTTGGGCCGAGCTTGATCTGGCAATGGTCAATCCAGAAACGCTGGGTTTGGGCCCTGATTTTGACATTGATATGCTTGGTATAAAAGACTTTGTGCTTGAGCCAATTGAGAAGTTTGGGCCGCAAGCAGATGAGGATGCCGTGCCCGAAGTTGAGCATCCGATCACGCGGCGCGGTGATCTTTGGATTCTTGGAAAGCACAGATTGTTGTGCGGCGACTCGACCATGATTGATGATGTTAAGCGGCTTATCGCTGACAACAACCCAAATCTCATGGTCACTGACCCACCTTACGGAGTTAAGCTCGATCAAAGTTGGAGAGATGAGGCGATGGGGAGCAGGAAGATGGGTAAAGGAAACGCCAACATCGTGGAAAATGATGACAAAGCTGACTGGTACGATGCTTGGGTTCTGTTTCCTGGAAATATAGCGTATGTTTGGCACGCTTCTTCTTTTTCTGACGTTGTTATGGATAGTTTAAGAAGAGCTAATTTTGATGTTAAGCAGCAAATTATTTGGAACAAAAACATCTTAGTTATGGGGCGATCTTACTATCATTGGAAGCACGAACCATGTTGGTACGCAGTAAGAAAAGGGGCTGGTCATAATTGGTTGGGTGACAGAAAACAAACAACCGTTTGGGATGCCGCTATCCCTAATCACATAATGTCTGGGTCTAAAGATGACAAGACAGATCATCCCACTCAAAAACCATTAATAATATACGAGAAGCCTATACAAAATCATACCAGGCTAGGTGATTGGTTGTATGAACCATTTGGAGGGTCTGGTAGTGGACTAATTGCCTGTGAAAAGCACGGCAGATATTCTGCAACCATGGAGCTGTCAGAAAAATACTGCGACGTAATTATTAAGCGCTGGGAGCAATACACCGGACAAAAAGCGAAACTTGAATCAACCGGACAAACTTACGAAGAAATAAAGGTAGAGAGAGATGGCGCGACCAACTAAGCAGCTTGAAGACATTGAGTTTGATGGATGGGATCAACTTGATGCTTTGATCGTCTGGGCATCCCAGGAGTACTGCGCCGAGAAGCTCGGTATCTCTGTTGACTCGCTTGCAAGGAGATTAAAAGAAAGAGGTTACAGTTTTGCGGACTACAAAGCAAAAAGGCAAGAGCCCATGCGCATCAATCTTCTCAAAAAGCAATATGATGTGGCCATGCAGGGGAATGTCTCGATGTTGATATGGCTTGGCAAACAGTATCTTAGTCAGTCAGAAAAGCAAGACATTAACTACAACGATGTCACAAAGAAAGACATTGATGAACTCAAAAAAGAAGCTGAGTCTCTTTTAAAGAAAGCAAGTGAAGATTAAAATTGTGCCCATACAGCAAGAGCACCACTCCTTTGTGATAGCCAACTGGCTACAACAGAATCTCTATAATGGTTTTAAGCCACACCCAATCAAGCCAATCTACTATAAAGAACATCAAATCCTAATCAAAAACCATCTTTCCGGTGTCGTGGCGATCAACGAAGAGGATGAAGGGCAGTTCATTGGGTTTGCTTGCGGAAACAGTGAAGTCATCCACTTTATTTTCACAAAAGAAATTTTCAGAGGACTTGGCATTGCTCGTTCGATGTGGAAAGCTCTTGGCTCCCCCAAAGTCTATTCTCACGTCACAAAACTAACTCAAAAACTAATCGACAAAACTTTTTCATACAACCCTTACGCTTTCTATGGAGGCAATCATGTCAAAGAGTGAGACTAAACTAACACCGATTCAACAGGTGAAGCTTGCTGTATCAATCCCAGGAACCACAACACAAACCCTCATGGAGAAAGACTTTTATCTTATGTACGATTCCGAAAAGATGGTTCTGTATGTGAACAAAAAATCAAAGCCGGAAGATCGCTATGTAATTCACGCCTCGAACATCGCCTACCTGAAACTATAAAGCATGCTAGATGCCAAGGACGCTCGAAGACTACAGGCGATACTTGCTGAAATTAGACGCAGAGAGGGCGTTAGATACGACTTCACTGATTATAACTTCAAAACTCAGGCAGCGGTACTTGCGGACAAATCCAGGGCCCAAGCGTGGCAATGCACTCGCCGAGCTGGCAAATCTACTGCGTGGGCAAAGAAGGCACTTAATCGCATTGTTAACGATAGTAGTTCTAAAGGTCTTTTTCTTGCGCTAACACTTGACTCCGCCAAGGGCATCTTGTGGGACATCATTGAGCAGGAGCTTGAATCAAAAAAAATCTCAAGTAAAGCATATAGGCAGGAAGGGCGATTTGAGTTTGAAAACGGAAGTAGCCTTCGGTTTTTTGGTGTCGATGCGACTTATCGAGAAATGAAGCGAATTCTTGGACAAAAGTACACCACTATCGGCATTGATGAATGTGGCTCAATGACTGTTGATGTTAAGCATCTCGTCCTGCAAATGATATGGCCAGCACTTTCTGACGTTCAAGGAGACCTGACTCTTCTGGGAACGCCAGAAAACATCCCCAGAACATTCTTTCAAGAAGTAACCGAAGGAAAAGAAAAATCTCTCTCGTGGTCAATCCATAAGTGGACTGCCTACGATAATCCTTACATGAAAGAAAACTGGACTAAAACAATCAACGAGCTTCTTTCGAATGATCCAAATGTCGCCACAACATCATGGTTCAAAACTCACTACCTCAACCAGTGGTGCGCAGATGATGGACTTTTGATTGTGCATATAACCGCACATAATTATGCAGATGAGCTGCCTAACAGAAAGTGGTTTTACGTTCTTGGTGTTGATCTTGGGTTTAATGACGCATCAGCTTTTGCCGTGCTTGCCTATCATCCCGATGAGCGAGAAATTTTCGTGGCTCACGCTTCAAAAGCGTCTGGCATGGACTTCACCGATGTTGCGAATCAAATCAAAGTTCTTAAGCAAAAGTATCCAATTTACAAAATCATTGTCGATGGGGCCAACAAACAGGGAGTCCAGGAGATTCAAAGAAGGCACCAGATCCCCATGGAGAGCGCCGAGAAAACAGGAAAAGCAACGTATCTCAGAATGCTATCCGATGACGTAAAACAAGGAATCATCAAACTCGTGCGCGATGAGACTCGCCAACTTGCCGAAGAATGGGCAGAATTACAGTGGCTCAAAGATTCAGACGAAGAAGACCCAAGATGCGAAAATCATCTTAGTGATGCAACTATTTACGCATGGCGACACGCTTTAAACAATAGAAACCCACAATTAGAGAGGAAAGAATGGACACCGGACGAACAGATAAAAAAACAAATGGAAGAGGAAGTAAGAAGGATGTTGGAGCAAATGAGAGAGGAGAGATTTCTCTATTGACCGAGCTAATTGATTTAATGATTCAAAAAAAAGTTCTTCATCTCAAAAAAGACAACATTGAGCTTGTGTTAAGTCCGCTCGCTTTTCAACCCGACGTGGTGATGACAAATGATGGAAACAGTGCAGAAAATATAGATGAACTTTTGTACATTAAAAAGCCCAAAAACGGCTTTCCTAAATTCTAAGGATGGTTATGGAATCAGCACAGAATATCATTAAGCATTTAAGATCAATAACGAGCTATCAAAACACTCGCCAAGAAAACTTGATGCGACACTTTTATACATACGGGCACAGCACAATCAAAGCGGACTCAGACACATATATGGGTTACCTTGGAGATGCTGGCATCAGGCTCAACGTTGTCCAGTCATGCGTCGATACGCTCGTGTCCAAGCTTGTGAAAAACTCTCCGCGCCCGATGTTCTTGACCGATAACGGTGACTGGTCTAATCGCCGAAAAGCCGAGAAGAGAACACAGTTTGTTCTTGGGGCGTTTCAGGCAACAAAAACATATCAAAAGACTCCGCAAGCTTTGCTGCAAGCCCTGGTTTACGGTGATGGTTTTGTAAAAGTCTATTCTAACCAGGGGGAGTTATGCGTCGAGCCAGCTCTCACGCTCGAAATTTTTGTTGATGAGAATGAGGCAATCTACGGCAAACCTCGGCGTATGTGGCAAACACGACTGGTTGACAAGAACACACTCAAAGCAATGTATCCAGAGAAAGCTGCAAAGATTGATGAAATTAAAGGAGTTCAGGCACCTTTTTACATGAACTCAGGATCAGAGCACAACCTTGTCCCGGTTGTGGAGTTTTGGAAGCTTGGGAAGAAAGATAAAAAAGGAAAGTACAAAGGCGGCGAGCATAGAATTATTGTTGGCGAAGATGACCTAGTAGAACCTGAAGAATGGACTCGCGGTTCGTTTCCGTTTGCTCATATTGGTTTTATTCGTAACCTTGTTGGATACTATCACAAGGGAGTCGCCGAAACTCTCACGATGCACCAGATTGAGATCAATAAAACGCTCAAGAGAATCTCCGACAGTCTCCGCCTTGTTGCTTCCCCTAAAGTTCTTTATGACTATCAGTCGAAGATTATCAAGTCTCACTTCAATAATGATGTTGGGGCAATGATCGGCTATCTTGGAACACCTCCGACATTCATCAATCCAAGCGCCGTGTCCCCTGAGCTTTTCAAACATCTCGCAGACATGATCCAGCTTGCATATAACGAGGTGGGGTTATCATCCTTGTCTGTGACTTCCCAGAAACCAGCTGGGCTAAATTCAGGCAAAGCACTGCGTGAGTATAACGACCTTGAAACCGAGCGCTTTGCATCTTTGGCAAAGACTTGGGAGCAGCTTCACATGGATATTGCCGAGCTAATTCTTGAAGAGTGCCAAGAGATGGAAGAGAGCGGACAAAAAGTTGAGTTTCTTGCTAGCGACTCAAAAGGTTGTCAGAGAATTAGCTTCAAAGATGTGCATTTAGATAAGTATCACATTCAGGTTTACCCAACCTCAATGCTTCCTAAAACACCAGCAGGTCGCCTTGAATACGTCCAAGAAATGCTGGGGGCTGGGCTTCTTTCGCCTGAGGAAGGTTTATCGCTTCTTGATTTCCCAGACACAGAAAAGGTGACGATGTTTAAGAATGCCAAGTTTAACGACATATTAGCAACAATCGACATCATGCTTGAGTCTGGTGAGTACATTCCACCTGAGCAATATCAAGACTTGGTAAATGGCATAACTTATATGCAGTCCGCTTACCTCTATTACAAAAAAGAGAAGTGCCCAGAAGAAAAACTAGACCTGCTGCTTCGCTGGATTAATGATGCAATGTATCTAGTAAATCCCCCACAAGAAGAGCCGGTAGCGACAGCTGAAGACATAACACCTGCCGTTGATGTTATGGCAGTCGATGAGCAGCAAGCGGCACTAGCAAATCAAGAACAAATGCAGGGCGAAGTTTTGAACCCTGAACAAACAGTCATCTAGGAGAAGCAGTTATGAGTATTGCATCACAAGTTTTGGATAGTGGATCAGCGCAGCCAACTGGAAGCGTCGGAGCAGATGCGTCCGGCGTGGCGAAAAATGGAAAAGTGGCGGAAAACAGCATTGAGGTTAAGGATCCGCGATTTGATCTTATCTCTAAATTAGAAAGAAAAACAAAACAGAAAGAGCAGGAGCTTGCGCAGAAACTCAAAGAAATTGAAGAGAAGGAAAAGCTCTTTAGTAAGTATGCAAGCGTCCAAGAGAAGGTTAAGCAAAACCCACTAGAAGCCCTCAGAGAGCTTGGTTGGGAGGGTGATGTTGAGACATTTAACAAGTGGGCGCTTGAGAATCTAAATGACGAGGAGCTTGATCCAGTAGCTAAGCGCTTTAAGCAGATTGAAGAGGCGCTAAAGAAAAAGGATCAAGAATACGAGGAAAAACTTCGCAAGGCAATTGAAGAAAAAGAAGCAGAAATCCGTGCTCGTGAAAGCGAATACCAGATAAAAGAGTTCAAGAATAGCATTAAGTTGTTTTTGGATCAGAACAAAGACACATATGAGCTGCTGTACTCTCAACCAGAAGCTAACGAATTGATCTATGAAGTCATTTATGAAGATGTTATGCGTCAACAGAAAGCTGGGAAGGAAGATATTGTCCCAATGGATTTAAAGGATGCAGCAGAGAGATTAGAAAAATATCTTGACGCACAACTTGAACCGCTGCTTAAATCTAAGAAGATTCAGTCAAAGTTCAAGAGTCCAGAAGATTCCTGGATGCAACGAGTGCAGCAGTCACGCGCTACAATAAACGAAGACATGACACCGCTTTCTCATCCTGCGTCGGAGGAACTAACTCCGTCTCAGCGTATGGAGTTAGCAATTAAAAAACTGAAAGAGGGTAAATACCCTACAGAATAAGGAGTAAAAAATGGCAATTTCAAACGCCACAATTCAGGCAGTACTAAAGGACATCTATCCAAAAGGTCTTCCACTTGATCTGACATACCAGGACTATCCTTTCTTGGCTTTAATGCCTCGTGACGAGCAGTTCTACGGCGACACCATGAAGCTTCCCGTTAAATACGGAAACAACCCAGGGCGCTCTGCGACTTTCTCAAACGCTCAAGCTAACAGCAATTACACCAAGAACGTGGCATTCTTCCTTGAGCGTGCTTCTGATTATGCAATCGCTAAGCTCACCAACGAAGAAATTGAAGCAGCTGAGGTTGACCAAGGTGCTTTCGTTCGCACTCTCCAGCACGAAATTGAAGGCGCTACTAAGGCCGCTGTAACATCTGAAGCCCTCTCCCTTGCTGAAGATGGCGAGGGCACACTTGCTCAGATCGCATCATCTCAAAACTTGACACTCTCTGCTCTCACTCTTCGTGACCCTGAAGCAGTTGTGCGTTTTGAAGTTGGACAAGTGATTCAGTTTGCTTCTGCTAAAGTTGGCGGTACCCTCCGCACTGGTTCACTCACAATCTCAGCAATCAATCGCAACACTGGCGTTCTCACAATGTCTGCTGCACTGAACACAATTTCAGGCATTACTGTGAACGACTGGCTTGTGATTCAAGGCGACTTCCAAGCTAAGCCAAAAGGTTTCTCTGCTTGGATTCCAGAAAATGACCCCACCTCAACTCCTTTCTTTGGTGTTGACCGCACAGTTGACTCTGTTCGCTTGGGTGGTATCCGCGACGACTTCAGCAATCTTCCTATTGAGGAGGCTCTTGTTAAGGCTATGAAGCGCGTTCACCGTGAAGGTTCAAGCGCTGATTACGCTTTCTTGAACTTTGAGAAGTTTGCTGAGCTTGAAAACTCTTTGGGCTCTAAGGTTCAGTATGTTGACGTGCTGGCAAAAGAGGTTGGCGTTGGCTTCCGTGGTATCAAAGTGAACTCTGGCAAGCTGCCTGTGACTGTTCTTGCTGACATCACAGTTCCAAGCAACCGCCTCTGGGTTGTACAGCAAAACACTTGGAAACTTGCTTCACTAAAGAAGTCAATTCGTATCCTTGACCAAGACGGAAACAAAATGTTGCGCGTTTCTAACGCAGACAGCATGGAGATTCGCATTGGTGGCTATAAGCAGTTTGGCTGCATGGCCCCAGGATACAATGGGAATTTCAAGATTTAAGGTCTTTAACTTATGGAGGGGCTTCGGCTCCTCCATCTTCCAAGGAATAAAAATGGCAAACAGAAATTTCTCAGAAGTCCAGGGTCTAGCAAGAAAGCAAATTGTGCTGGCGGGTCATGTTAACATTGCAGCCAACGCTTCAGTTGCTTCTCAGTCTTTCATTGGTGGAACAATTACCAAAACTGGGACTGGCGCTTACACGCTAAAACTCGATGATAAGTACCAGGCGCTTTTGGGCGCAAGCGCTCAAGTTGCAGAAACCTCAGCCGCTCTTTTTGGAAAGATTGGCGCTGTTGATGTTGTATCAGCAAAGACTATTGTAATTCAGACAGTTGATGCTACTGGTGCAGCCGTTGACGCATCGGCGACGCTGAAGGTTTACATTACTTTAGTTCTCTCTAACTCAAGCGTTAACTAAGGGGAAACCATGCTTCTCCCAATGATGGACAAGAAAAAAATTGTTAGCATTGTTCTGGGTGAGTCTAAGCCGGAGGAAAAGAAAGTTTCAAAAGGACTTGAATCTGACTTTTCCCCTGCTTACGAGGCAGCCGCTAAGGACATGATTCAAGCTATCAAAGAAGACGACGCAAAGAAGTTTGCTTCTGTGCTCAAAGACTTCTTTATGATGTGTGAGAAAGAAGAGGATTACCAAGAAGAGGAATCTTTAGAAGAGGGGTAGTGTATGGCCCTAGTAACTCTTCAAGAGTTAAGAACGCGTGTTCGCCAGCGCGCGAACATGGAAAATTCTCAATTCGTCACTGATGCTGAATTGAATGTTTATATCAATGAAGCAATCGCTGACCTTCGTGACAAAATGATCTCGAAGGTTGGAGAAGATTACTTTGCTGCTGACACTTTGATAACGCTTGTTAGCAACACTGAAGCCTACGCTCTTCCGGCTGATTTCTATAAGATTCTTTATGTCGAAGTGAAAGGTGATGACGGCTATTACTACAAGATGCGTCGCTTTGAGGTCTCAGAAAGAAATTTTGGGGCATCGCCAATTAACTACTACATTCCAGACATTCGCTATCGGCTAAGGGCCAACCAGATTGTTTTCACGCCACAAAACCTTTTGGGTGGAAGAGTTGTTCGACTGACTTACGTCCCTATTCCGCAAGAGCTTGCAGCAAACTCTGATACGCTTCAGGGTTATAACGGTTGGGAGTCTTATGTCATTGTGTACGCTGCAAGAAAAGCGCTAGTCAAAGAAGAGTCTGACACATCACAACTAGATCAGGAGCTTATTAAACTAGATCAGCGCATGGAAGCGATGATTGATAATCGTGACACCTCCGAGCCGTCTCGCATTTATGATAATTCAAGAAGGCGCGATCTTAACCGCTGGGGGCGCTGATGGCACTTCCTGAGTTAAAAAAACTCTACACAGACAACCCGGATCTTAATAAAATTCAGGGATACATTAAGGATCAGTTTTCGCTTTTGAACGCTGACTTTATTCGCGGAAGATTCTTAACAGAAGTTTCCAATGGCATTGAGACTGATTTAGTATCAATTCCGACTTCTGATAAAGTTTTCCAGCACAAATTGGGCCGTAACATAGTAGGGTTTATTGTTTTAGATTTAAGAACAAACGCAGTCATCTGGAGATCATCAACTAGCTCTCCTGAAACAAATCTTGTCTTGAGGGCAAGTGCCGCGGCGACTGCGAGGATTTGGGTGTTTTGATGCTACAAAAACAGAACATAGACATTCCGGTAAACCCGTCAATCGACACCAAAACTGACAAGTTTTTGGTTAATACTGAAGGTTCTGAGCGGCAGGAAAACGTTCGTTTTTTCAAGACAGGTGCCAATGTAAAGCGCAATGGGTATGCTCCGATTGGTGTAGGTACTGGAGAATTGAATTTAAGAAGAATTGTCACAGATAACAACCAGCTTTTTTGTGATGCCGAGTATGGTAAGACATATCAGTTTTTGGGTGATTGGAAAGAGGTTGATGCCTCAAAAGGAACGCAGCTTGGGCAAAGCGCAGCCCCATTGCAACTTCAAAAGGTCGCAGACTTTGGAATAGAGGAAGATTGTTACCTTGTTGACTGCGACGCTTACGGTCAATACAAGATAGCCGTGTACGCATCAGGGACAGACTGCACTTTATACATAATGGATGGGGACAATGTTAAGAAAATACCGGTGTTGACAAATACACCTGCGATTCAACGCGGCATTACATGTAGAATTTTAACTGACGGGACGTTTGTTAGGGTTGGCGTTGTTTACACGACGGGATCGGCATTTGTTCGGGTTTATAATATGTTCGGCGACGTTTTGTTGAACACTCCTTTTTCCGGCAACCAGCACAATGTGTCGTCCGCTGTAACGACTGACCGATCCAAGATGATTTGTTTCTTGGGTCAAAATTCAAGCGACTCTATTCGGGTTTTAAATTTTAACGGTACGACAACTGCTGTTAATCCTGGGTCAATTTTGGGTGCCGGTACTGGCCATGCTGATATTGCTGTTTCGGATGGCGTTAAGGCGTGGGTAGCAAACTTTTATGATGGCTCTAACAATTTAACAGTTAGGCAGATTCACGTTGCGACAGGCGCAACTGATTGGACAGCCACACACACACTTGCTAGCCCTATCGGAAGCGATGATCCGGCCAGAATAGCAATAACTGAATCCGGTGATTATCTTTTTATTGCTTGCTCGTACACCGCTGCGTCTGAGATTAGAACTAGGGTCTTATTGGTATTAAAATCAACACAAGCAATAACAGTGCTCGCCGACGAGTCGTGGCACATTATTGCATCTCGCCCGATATATGCTGGTGAAGGTGTTTTTATCCCGATGATTGGAGGTGTTGGGTCGGACCCTGCAAACACCATTGATGGAGTTTACTCAGGCTCTCTTACTGTTTGCAAGATTGAGCATTTTCAGGTTCGGCAAGTGGCAACAGGGCTTTATGCTCAAGCAATTACAACTAGAAATTTTAGCAACGGTCTTTCTCGCTACGCAGTTTCGTCTGTTTCAAATGTTGGAGATGAGTTTTTCTTCGCAATCAGAAGAGCAGGCCCGGTAGTCAGAGAAAGTTCGACTCAGGTCACTCTATCAGGTAATTGCGAAATTTTTTCGTTAAATTTTAAAAACACGAATGACTTGTATGGTAAAGTTTTAACTGCCGGCACCTCCTTGGTTAACTTTAGCGGAGCGGCTAAGTTCTATGATGGCTTCTCTTGCAACTCGCTTGGTTTTCATTTTGCCCCTGTAATATCTTTAGCAGCCTCTGGGACTGGTGGATCAATTGCAGCTGGCACATATTCCTATAGCGCTGTTTTTGAAAATTACGACTCAACGGCAGGAGTGACGAGATCAGCTGAAAGCAACATTGCAACAGTAACCACTACAGGCTCAACCTCGTCTGTTACGATAACTGTAAGAGTATGCCAACAGATAAGCGGAGCAAAAGTTAAAATTTACCGAACAAGCGCCAACGGATCAAATAGAAGATTCATTCTTGAATCAATCGTCCCTGATGTTGGTGGGTTATGGCCATCATCATCAAACCTTCAGCTTGTTGACACTTACGCCGACTCAGCAATCCCGGCCGCCTCTCCTTTTGTTTACACAATCGGAGGAGTGTCTCCACATCGCGCACCACCTCCAGCGCTTCATGCTTGTGTTCACAATAACAGGGTTTTTATTGTGGCAGCAGACCAAAGAGATGAGGTCTACTATTCTAACAAGTTTATTCCTGGAGAGCTTCCATCATTCTCTGAACTTCTCTATCTTAACCAATTATCAGCTGGAACATACTTCGATAAGATAACAGCGGTTCAAGGTATTAGAGATAAGCTTATTATCTTTAGGCAGAATACTATTTATTGGATTTCAGGCGATGGTGCAAATGAGCTTGGACAAGACTCAACATTCTCAGAGCCGGAGCTTTTAACTGATGACATTGGGTGCATAGAGCCTAGATCTGTCTTACTTACTCCGGCCGGTATTTTCTTTAAATCGTCTAAGGGTATTTACTTAATTGATGGGGGATTGTCTGTTTCCTATGTTGGCGCTGGAGTTGAGGAGTTTAATAACGAAGCAATTATAGACTCGACAATTTACCAAACCGAAAATCTGGCGATGTTTGTAACCTCCCAGAGAATTCTTTGTTATGATTACCTGCAACAAAAGTGGTCTATTGACACAATTTCTGGAGTTGCTTCTGCTGCTCAATGGAGGTCAAAGACTGTTCTGTTGAAGAATAGCGTCGCCTCACAATTATCAAGCGCATATGTTGATAACTTTGGGGAGCCAACTCCACCAAGTATCAGCATGAGATATGTGAGCGGTTGGCTGAAGCTTACAAATGTTCAGGCATTCGGTAGAGCCTACAGGGTCATGATTCTTGGCCGGTATTATTCAGCTCATACACTCACTGTTAAGGTTAAGTATGACTACGATGACTCCTATGTTGAAACTTACACAATAACACCAGACCCAAGCCAAGGAATCTATCAATTTAAAATTCACTTAGCTAAGCAAAAATGTGAGTCTATAAAAATAGAAATCTTTGACACTGGAACAGGGCGCTCACTTGACCTTGTTGGCATGATGTTGGAGATTGGGATCAAGCAAGGAACAGCAAAAATTAACACAGCAAGGCAGTATTAATGTACTTTGATTATGTAAAAGAAAGATTGGGGCAGGAAGTCATACAAAATGAGTATGGTTTTATTTTGTACTCAATAGTCGGGCAGGACTGTTTTATTATTGATCTATATGTAAAGCCTGAATACAGACGAAAAAATATCGCAACAGAGTTAGCGGACAAGGTTCAAGAAGTCGCTCAGCAAAAAGGATGCACGAAAATATGGGGGCAGGTTGTTGTTGGATCAGGTGGTGATTTTGTTGCTCTTATGTCACACTTTAGTTGGGGGCTAAGACTTCACTCTGCCAACGCTAACTGTATTACTACGGTTAAGGAGATTTAAATATGGGAAAGGGGTTTAATAACGCAACTAGGTCAGTCACTGATGCTCTTGGGCTTACACAGCAAAGAGCTGCTCAAGTGGATTCCGCATTAAGAGGTGCAGCTGGTCAGGTGCAGTCGCAAGTTGCTCAGACAGCAATGGGACAAGGCCCTATGCTTTCTCAGATGCAATACAACCAGGCGCTCCAAGACGCTGCCAGAATGGGAATGAGCGCAGCTGCTTCGGCAAGAGGAGTCAACCCTGCTCTAGCTTTTAGAAGCGCACAAATGGCGACACAAGAGGCGCAAGCAAATGCAGCTCAGCAGGCTGCTATTTTAAACGAAGAAGAAAGGAGAAGAGCGCAGGAGTTAATCCTTGGTCAATACTCTCAGCAAAGAGCGCAGAACATTGAATCTCAGCAGGCCGGTCAGCGCAACTTGATTGGAGCTTTAAGTGGAATGGGCCAAGCTGCGCTTAGTGGTGGGAAAAAGTAGGATTTATGCAAATAGAAAAAAATCCAATAAACCCAAAGGCAGAAAGACAAAAAGCAGAACTCAGAGCTATGGGTGGTCAAGCTATGATCCCTTACGCACTACCAGGGCAAAGCCTTGCAGACGAAAAACTTGCTCAGCAAGAAGCAGAGTTGGCAAGGCTAAGAGCAGAGGGTGGTCAAGTAGCAATACCAACCCAAAATGCAGTGACTCAAGCTGCTATATCTCGTCCAGTTGAGTTACAGCAAGAAATTGCACCTGCTCCAGTCGCGCCACAAGCGCCGCAGGCACCGTCACTGGCCAGGGGGTTGATGGCCGAATCTGCTGCAACCGAAAAGCTTGGCCTAGAGGAAGCCTCTATATACGAAAAAACCCAAAAGCAGATTGAAAAAGAAGAGGCAGAGCAGGCTGCAAAAGTAAACGCCGTTCAACAAGAGGCTGACAAACTTCGCCAAGAAATTGCCAATACAAAAATTGAACCCAAAGGCTTTTGGGAGAAAAGATCAACTGGCGAGAAAATTATGGCAGGCATTGGTCTATTTCTTGCGTCACTAACACCACAAGGCGCTCAGAATGCAATTAAGATCATTGATGATGAAATTGAGCGGGACATATCGCTTCAAGAGAAAAATCTAGCAAACAAAAAAAACACGCTTTCAAGTTTGGAGCAAAAGCTAGGCTCGCTCGATGCTGCCAAAGCCGCAATCAGATTGAAGGCGGCACAACAGGCTGAGCTTGAATTAAAAAAAGTGGCGGCTACAGCAAAAGGGCCATTGGTTCGAGCTAAAGCAGAACAGGGGTTGGCACTAGCGCAACAAAACATTGCAGAAAAAGAAGCTCAACTACAACTTGAGCTTATGAAGATTGGGGCAAGTAAAGCTGATAAGAAATTTTCAATTGAGGAACAAAAAAGACTAGACTCAGCACGGGATGCTTTGAATGCAGTTCAAGGAATGAGGGCAGCACTTTCCAAAGGTGACAACACTTTTACTCTGTTTGGAGACAATGACTTCACTGTAAACCTAAGACTCTTTGTCGAGAGTCTTGGCAGAATGCAATCAGGTGGCCAAGTAAACAAAGACGAAGAAAAGCGATTTATGGCAATGGCTCCGAAATTCGATGACTCTGCGGAAATGCAAAGAAAGAAACTAGATATGTTTCAAAAAATAGTAGAGGAAAGAATTAGGGGGCTTGGTAAAGATCCAGGCGAGCAAGTGTCGGGAATGAAGGGAATATCCTTTAGGAAGTAACCAATGCAGGAAATTAAGATCGTCGCGCCAAATGGTGAAGTCGGATACATCCCAGCAGATCAGCTGCAAGATGCACTAGCTCAGGGTGCGAGGCTTCAGACACCTGATGAAATCAAACGGGAGCAGGATGAAGTTAAGTACGGCAACAGTATTGGTAAAGCAATCCTATACTCAACTGCGCGCGGTCTTTCTCTTGGCTTATCGGATCAGCTTTTAACAAAGACCAATCTTGTATCCCAAGAAGAGCTAAAGAAAGTAAAGGAATACAATGAAGGGTGGTCAACATTCGGTGAAATTACCGGAAACGTAATTCCTGTTGTTGCGTCTGGCGGTACGGGTTTAGTAGCAAGAGCGTTAGCAAAAACGCCAGCAGCTTTAGCAGCGAGCCTTGCGCAGCGTTCAGGTTCAAAAGTTGCTGAAAAAGTCGCTCAGAAAATTGTAGGCGATGGACTCAAACAGACAATTGCTAAAAAAGCAGCAGAGATTGGAACGGCCGGACTCATTGAAGGCGCAATCCTTGGAGAATCTCAGCTTGTTACCGAAGAGGCTTTAGGTGATGCCGAGTTCACTGGCGAAGCTATTCTTGCAGCTGGTGGAACTGGTGCGGCCTATGGGGCACTAACTGGTGGAGCAATAGGAGCAGTAGCGGGTGCGGCCGAGAGAGGTTTAAAAAAGATCAGCGGCTCCTACAAGAAAAGGTTGATTGAAAAAAGAACTGACCTAACTCCAGAGGAAAAGGCAGAATTGGTAAAGCTTGTTGACTCTGAAGACAAAATGCTTAACACCATCAATCTAACCGAGAAGGTTGGGGTTAGGGAGGCAGCCGAAAGACTTGGATTAAAACCAACAATCGGAACGCTATCGGCAGAACCAGCAATAGGTAAGCTTGAGTCATCAGTTGGCGGTGGCGCATCGCTCCCTGCTATTTCAATTCGAGCAGAGAGAGAGGCGTTGGATGAGGGGCTTCAGAGAACCGTCATAGATGTTGTTAAACCTGAGACGTTTAGCCGAGCAGGGTCAGGCGAGGCAATCAAGCAGGGTCTTCGCGACCAGATGATTGCTGATCTTGGCGAGGCTCCGATGACCTACAAGGCTATTTTTGACACTTTCGGAGAGACGGCAGTTGATACAAAAAGGCTTGCAGTTGCGCGAGATTTTCTTAATGAAGATATTGCTGCTAGAACGCTTCTCAAGTCAGAAAAGTCACAAGCAAAAGAGCTTGTTGATATTCTCACAAGCAGGACGGATCTTAATGGTGTTGGCGAAGCTAAAAAAGTCATAGGTCAATACGCTTCACAAGCATTTAGAGAAGGAAAAGCAACACTCGGCGGGGTTCTCGAAGATTTGTACAAATACGCAACAGACCTAGAAAATGAGCTAATAGAATCAAGCGCCAAAAAAATTTTTGGAAGAGATGCCAAAGCGCTGCAAGAATGGATGTCTGGATGGAATGAAGCCAAGTCAACCTATAAGGCTTTTTATGACAAGTACAAGGATTTTGCGGCAAAAGAACTTGGAATCAAAGCAAAGACAGCTCAAGGCATCATTGATGCACTTGCAGATGTTAAGCCAGAAAAATTAACCAAAGTTTTCTTTGATTTAAACAACTATAACAAATCAGTTAAGCTTGCAGAGCAGTTCCCTGAGGCTTTTGATGTTGCAAGGAGAAACAAACTAAACGAGCTTTTGGCTGAGTCCAAAAAGGCTGACGGGACTTACTCGCTTCCCACATTCCTAAAGAAACTTGATAAGCTAGATGAAACACAGAAAAAGCTGATTTTCTCTTCTAAATACAAGCAAGTTCTTCAAGATGTTAAATTGGTTGTTGATGCTCTTCCGCCAAACATCAACCCAAGCGGAACAGACTTTGCTACGGCATGGCGATCAATTCTTTCCCCAATATATCAAGCCACTGAATACGGTCGCTATGCGCTTTACAAAGGTGGCGCAAAGGGGTTGAGAGATTACTTCAATAAGGGTCTGCCAACTATGGCAGCAGCGGAGGCTGCGAAAAACTCCGTTATTGGTCGGATTGGTTCGGCCGCAAAAGGGTTTTTCAAAGCAACGGAAAGAGCGGCAAGAGTCACGCCACCAATGCAGATGTCCGAAGAGCAAGTTAAGAGGGCCAAAAAACTCCTTGAGATGATGGATAAAGACCCATCTAGTCTGATTGAGGAACTCATTAGGGGCAACAAAAATCTAAACTCAGCAATGCCCAACACCGCCAAGGCGCTCCAGTCTCGACAAATTGCAGCGCTCCAATTTTTACAAAGTCAATTCCCTAAGCGTGACTCGTATCAATTAAATGACGATTATCAACCCAGCAGGTTGGATGCTGCTCGCTTTAATGACTATCTACTGGCAATAGAAAAGCCTTTTAAGGTCATTGACCAGATCAAAGATGGGTATGTTAACCCAAGGTCATTGGAGGCTTTAAAGGTCGTGTTTCCGAAACTATTTAGCAAAATGCAACAAGACATTCTTCAGAATATGCCCAAAAAGCTTAATCAGCTTCAGCGCCAGAATTTGAACATACTTCTTGGTGCCCAAGCATCCCCTCTTGTGGACAAAAGAAACCTCATGTTGCTACAGGGTAAAATTCCTAATCAATCTGCTCAAGCACCAACCAAAAAAATACCCGCTACAGCGGCAAATAAATTAAATTCATCCGGCAGGGTTCAATCAGACTTTGACAGGGTGTTCACAAGAAGAGTTTAATTTAATTAGGCCGTATTAACGGAAACCTCTTATCAGGGAGCGCTATGAGAAAACTAAGAGCGCCCAAGTACAAACTTTGGGACGCAGTTGATTCAACAACAAACCCGACATCAGAAGAAACTGGAGTCAAGCAGCTAGATGTTGTTATCTACGAGCTTGAGATTGATCCGACTGTCAACGGAACTCTAAAGGTTGAAGGATCAATAGATCAAGAGAACACTGAACCAAAAACTTGGTCAGAATTAGATTTTGGAACTGTCATAACACTAAATGGTGGTTCTTCTTTAAAAGACCAGGTTATCGTCAGAGATAACCCATTCACATTCTTGCGTCTTAAATTTCAGAACTCGACTGGAACTGGAAACATCACTGCGCACATCGCTGGCGCATCATCGGGGGCATAATTATGGCGCTCTATCTTTACCCACCAACACCTGTTTCTGTTTCAATTCCTCCTGTTAAGTATAGCCTTGACGGCGTAAACACAACTGTAACAGAAGACACTTCTAATGCTGCAAACAATAGACCTCTTCCATCTGCGCAATTCTTTATTAAAAACGGAGTCCGAGTCCCGGTTAAAGAAGACTCAAACCCGGCCAACAGCAACCCGCTTCCAGTTAAGCTTGTAGGGTTAACTGGAGACGTAAATATCACGGCTGGCGACTTAAATATAAGCACAAGCGCATTGAATGACTCAATGGCGATTGGCGATCCTGTTACAAACAACAAAGCTAAGGTTGCTCTTAATAGTGATGCAACAACTTACGCACTCAAGGTCAAAGATGACGATGCTAACGCTCTTTTAACAACAATCGACGGTGACACTTCTCTGCTTTCAGATTCAACAAACCTCGCTGGTTCAGCTCATGTTAACCGAGGCATTCAGGTTCTCGGATCAGATGGTACTAATAACGTAAGACTTAAGACAAATGCTGCTGGTGAATTGCAGATTGGTGTTTTGTCATCTCCGCTTCCAACAAACGCAGCAACATTGACCGAGCAGCAAACTCAAACAGGTCATTTAAATGCCATCAAGACATCTGTTGAATTGATTGATGATGCTGTTAACACGGATGGATTAAGTGCAGGCAGCGCAGGTTTAGCGATTGGTGGCGTTGATGGCAACGGCGACTTCCAGCAATTAAAAGTTAACACATCAGGCGAGTTGGTGGTTAATGCATCGGCATCTGGAATTGCGACAGAGACAACACTCTCAGCTATCAACAACAAAGTGTCCAACGACTATGGTGCGGCTACAGGAGCGATCAGAACAGCTTCACAAATTGGTAATGCCACTGGAGCTGCTGATTTTGATGCTGGTGCAGATAGCGCACAAACACTCAGAGTGTCAGCAAACTTAAAGCGCGCTGGTAACGAACTTAGCTACGACTCAGGTGCTTCGGACTCTAACACCCTCCGAACAGTTCTTGCAACAAGGCACGAAGCTGCTGCGACTCCCGTGAGCGCAAGGTTGTCAAATGGTACAAACTTTATAAGCACATCAAGTGTTGCTGGAAACTCTCAAACTACAGATAACGCTTCAGGAACAGCTCTTAAATCTGCCTCTGTAACTCTTGGGTTTGATAGTGTTAACAGCGTTCACAAGGAGATTCTGGTTGATGGCACTGGCAAGGTTGTGATCTCATCAAATGCGCTTGGTGATGCTTCTGACTTACCAGAGACAAACCAGTTTAACACTGCTGGATTGGTTGCCCTTACTAAAGGGTTGCTTGAGGTTCTTAAAGAAGTAAACCAGAATGTAGGTTTTAACAACGTCCCAGTGAGTGCAAAGTTGACTGTTGGGACTAACGCAGTAAGAGCAACGTATGACGGAAACCCTCCTGCCACAACCAGAAAAAAATTGTACATCAAGGGTACAATTGGAAACACTGGGAAAATTTTTGTCGGTGGAGCATCTGTGACAACTTCTAACGGTATGGAGATTGTAGGCCCTGATAGAGTTGAGTTTGATGGACCTGGAGATTTTTACGTCATTTCAGACACAGCAGGGCAGTCGGTTGAAATTTTGGAGGTATAGCTTGAAACAATTAGCAGCACTCATTGCTTTGACACTTTCCTTAAATTCGTTAGCATACCCTTTGGGTATTAAAGGTCAAAATCAATCAGTTCCAAACTATCCAGTCAATATACAAACACCAAATAATCAAGTCACTCCACTATTAGGCGGTGACGCACTTATTGAAACTGGAAACAAAAACCTGCTTCGTAATCCTAATTTTGAACATCAAACCTATGACTCAGGTTGGACAGCTTCTGGAACAGGAACACGATCGGCCGAAACGTCTCAGAAAATATCTGGCGGCAAAGCATGGAAGTGCGTTGTTTCATCCCAAACCTGCAACCTCCAGCAAGATACGACAATAAACGCATCGGAGCTAAGTGGTGTCCAAGGCGTTTTAAAAGTATGGGCAAAGAATACAGCCAACGCAACCTTGTGTCCTAGAGTAAACGGGTCTAAACAAACTTCAATCTGCTTAACTTTAGATAAGACTGGAGTCTGGAAGGAATATGAAATTCCTTTCCTCTTAGGCGGTACATCTTCCGGAATTGATATTGATGTGACTTCATCTACTGGAACAATCATTGTTGATGATGCTTATGTTGGAATCATTCCAGATGGATCAATCTACGAAGCTGCGGCAATAGGGCCCTGGGTTGATTACGGTCCCATGACAATAACAGCAACTAGCACAAACCCGACAAAAGCTACAACCAAACAAGAGGACAGTGTTAGATGCAGAGTAGTCGGCGAAGACTATGAATGTGAATACAGATATAGAGCAGACTCAAACGCAGGAGCGGCAAACGGGTCTGGAGGTTACTTATTCCACCTCCCAGCAGGGATTGAGTATGCTGACAGTCAGCCATTAGGGACAATATCGACAGTGACAGGGTCATCAAACGACTCTTCTGGCACATCTAGGGCGGCGGCAACAATTGGAAAATCAGTGTCAGTGAACAATGGACATCCATCTTTTTACACCGGATTTGCAATAGCGGTTTCATCTAATAGATTTCAGGTTTGCACCTTAAACGGATTAACGAATGGGGGTTGTATTAACTCAGGTTTTTTTGAAATAAACAACCCAAACGTAGCCTACCACTTCCGCCTAAAATTCCGTGGTAAAAACCTCAACCCTCGCATCTCTCTTTACTCTCAACAATGCATAAGGGCGACGGATTGTGAGAATGTATTTAGTGCGAAGGTGAGTGCTTCGGGAGTTGTGAGTGCAGAAAATTTAGATTGGATTAGCGGGGATTGTACATCAGGCACAACTAAGACCTGCACGTTTAACTCTGGGATATTTACATCTGCCCCTGTTTGCGAAATATCCATGCTTGAAAACTCAACAGAACTAGGCATTTCGCCGCATTTTAAAACACTATCCTCTTCTTCGCTATCCTTTACAGCAAAAGGCACAAGTGCCGAGGTTAATCGAGCAGTAGAAATAGTGTGCACCAAGTCTCCACCAGACTACAAATTCCGCAACATTATTACAGGCACTTTTCAAGATGTTGTAACAAGCCCTAATGGTGGAAGAGTAGCACTATGCTCGGCTAAGATTTCATCAACGGGGGTAATTTCAGATCAGATTGGTGGCTGCTTTGCAAGCTGTACCAATGCCACGACTCCAGTTTGTACGTTTACAAGTAACTATTGGGATGGGATTCCGAATTGTTGGCACTCTGCTAATGCTGGAGGCGGGGGATTTGTAGGAGAAAAAACCACCACCAGCACCACTTATGCAGGTACAGTTCTAAACGTATCTGGGACACCCACCTCTATTGCGAGAGAATACTTTTGCCAGGGCAAAATAAAATGATCGACTTACTTTTTAACCTCATTAAGAAATCAATAGCGGCAATCGTTGCGATCATCACGATGACCGTTGGTGTTGTGCAGTATATTGATAGAGCTAAGTCGGAGGTTAAGAAAGAAGTTATTGAGAAGGTAGCAGAGTGGAGACAAGGCGACATTAAGCATATTGATTCAAAACTTGATGACCTGAAAGATGATATGCGTATAATTAAAAAGGCACTTATTGAGAGGAAATAACTATGACACAACCAGTAACAGATTTTGCACTAGGAAGACTTGGAATCCCAATGCCGTTTTTCTTCCCTGGCGATATGTCGCGCGTAACAATTTCTGGAACAAGTACACAATCGGTTGTGATTACATCTGGTCTTGTCCGTGTTGTGGCATCTGTTGATTGTTATGTTGCAAAAGGAGCAAACCCAACTGCAACAAACACAAGTATGTTTATGCCAGCTGGAAAAGTAGAATACTTTGCAATTATACCAGGCGAAAAACTCGCTTTTTTACAAGTTTCGACTGGCGGTTTTGCTTCAATAACTCAAGCCGCACTCGTTGAATGATAAAATTCAAGAATAAACAAGTTGAAGAAAGATCAAAGCTTATTAACAAGAAATTGTTTTCTATCTGTGTCGAGATGGGCTGGCATTGCGCCTCTCACTCTGTTGATTTTGTTTTAACTGAAACATTAACAACAAAAGAAGAGGATGACGCTATTGGAAGGGTATCGTCAACACACAGAGAAGGGCGGGCGGTGGATGTTAGAACTAAAGGATGGTCAGATGCTTTTCTCATGTCATTTGTGTCAGATTTTAACAAAAAATACGGTCACCTTGGAGCTATTTCGTTGGCAGATGGGATGAGAAAATTCATAATTGATAAGAGCAAAACAAATCAACCGCACCTGCACATTCAGATAGGTCGCAAATTCACGGAGGAAACATGAGCCAAAAACTTGGAACTGAGAAAATTGAAAAAGTGGTAGATGCTCTTGGACATATTGTTATTGCTGGGAAGAAAATTTCTGCTGACAAGAAAGTCGATCTTCAAGATTTGCCCGCCTTTATGGAGCTTGTCAAAAAGGCACCAGAAATCATCGAGGCTTTCAAGGCTATTGATGAAGTATGGAAAGAGGCTAAGGATGTCGATGTTGCTGAGGCCGTTGATCTGATCTTGAAGATCAATGATAAAGTGAAAGAAATCGAAAAAGCTTAATTATGTGGGCCTCAATTGTCTCGGCTTTAGCTGCTTGGGAGAAGACTGCCAAGATACTAGACCAGATAGTTGAGGCTTATTTATCTTGGAAGGTTCAACAAATAGGTCAGGATCATGAAGCAATTAATAAAGCCAGAAAAGAAGTTATTGAGCAGATCAAACTTGCTCGCGAGCAGCGTGATTCGACAAAGCTTATTAACCTTAACCGCGCTCTTTATCTTGTCGAGTATGCAGGGGTGCAACTCACCAAGAATCAAGCCACCAAAGGTTCCTAGTTGTATTGTGTTAGAGGGTTCTCTGTGTTCGTGTTATGATGGAGAGTTTGAGATAATAACCGACTGCTTTGGTTATATTGCTACATCTCCAGAAAATTACGAAAAGCTCCGTGCGCATTTTGATTCTGTTACTGAGAGGCTTGAGATATGCCTAGCGAATCCAAAAAAGTGCAAATAGAGTCAAAGGCTAAAACACTTTCAAATCTTGAAGCTCAGAAAATGCAGGCGCTAGCAAACGGCCATACAAAAGTAGCAAGCTTAATTCAGAAGATCATAGATCTGATTTCTAAGAAAAAATAGACATAAGCAGTTTTTGTTGAAAAAATTTATCCATGACCGATGCCGAGATGGAGTTAATCGCCAAGCTTAAAGCGCTAGCCGCCGAGCTGGGTCGTAAACCAACGCGGGATGAGTTCAGGGGATACATCGGCAACGGGTCAACTCGCTTTGGTTCTTTCAGCTTTAATCAATTGTGCCGCCTTGCAGGACTTGATCTTCACCCAAACCAACGTCTAACCAGATTCGATCCATCTCCACCAAAGATTCTCTTGCTCGATATTGAAACGGCCCCTATTGAGCTTTGGAGCTACGGGATTCGTGAGCAGTACCACAGTACAAGTTCAATCGAGCATGACTGGACTCTTCTCTCGTTTGCAGCAAAGTGGCTAGACTCTAAGCAAGTCATCTATCACTCAGTCAAACCAGAGGCACCAAGAGATGATAGACTTTTAACTCATGAGGCTTATCGACTTCTCAATGAAGCCGATGTTGTCATTGTGCACAACGCAAAGTTTGATATTGGAAAACTCCGCTCTCGCTTTCTTTTTTACGACTTTCCGGACAACCGCCCATATCGAACGGTCTGCACTTATCGAGTAGCAAAAAAACACTTCCCCGGTCTCAGCTCTCACAAGCTGGAATATCTGGCCAAATATCTTGGGGTGATAGAAAAACTAGATCACTCGAAGTTTCCAGGTATAGAGCTTTTTAAGCAATGCGCGAAAGGGAATATGGAGGCTTTTAAAGTGCTAAAAGACTATAATGTGCGCGACGTAATTACTCTTGAAGCCTGCTATTTGAGGCTAAGAAAATACGATAAGACCATCCGATGGAATGTGTTTATTCAAGATAATGCCTGTCACTGTGGATCAAGGGAGTTTAGGAACCTAGAGCCGATTGTCACAAACACTGGCGCGTTCAAGACTAAACAGTGTGTATCCTGTGGCGCTGTGTTTCGAGAGAAAGAAAACCTCATTGATTCTACGATTCGCAAGCATCTTCTGCTATGAGTTCGACAATTCGCAATTATCTTCTGCTGTTGGTTCGCACTTGATAAGCTTAAGTTTTTCTTTCAGTATGTGCTTGTATCTGATATGGGCAATCGCCTGCTGAAATTTAGATTCGTTGGCTATTGCTCTTAGAAAATTCTGGCGATTATAACGCAGCTCCATTTGCATTTTCTCAAGCTCTCCTAGCCTTTCTTGTGAAGGGGCAAACTTCAGTGGGAAGAAAATAACTCTTCCGTTCATTTTTTTATTAAATCCATAAATAAGCTCGCTGTTGACTGACATATTACTTCAATGAGTGGCTCTGGTATAGATTGATCTAGCCCTGTTATGTAGTGCAGGCAATGGGTTGCTTCATGAG